GATTATTCTGAAATATCTCAGCTAACATACGGAACTCATTCTTCTGAGCGTAATGCAGCCGCTTATGAATACTTGATATTACTTTTGATCCCTGTTCGATGAGAGCCACTGTAGTTCCCACGGGAGCATTGGAGTTGACATCTGCGACCTTTGTGTCTGCAACTTGTGCAAATCGTCTGCCCGAATCAACAACCACCCCGAGTAGTTGAGCCAACGTACCAGAAGGCTCCTTGTATGGGAGTGGCATAAGAGCATTGCGAATATCACCGCCGGGAACATCAAGATCGCGGAACTCGCCCGGGTTAACAGGGTCATCGCTATTTCTAATGCGGACGCCACGCGCTTTGAAACCGCCCGGTAGATTTGACAAAGTGCCTGCATCAATAAGCTGGCGTAATATTGAAGTCGCTGCACGGCTCAAGCCCCCTATCATGTGCAACAGGCCAAAGCCATAAAAGCCCAGACCCGGCAAAAACTTGTAGTGTACAAAGTAATCGCGCTTGCGGCGCATTGGATCATTCTCACGATAGTTGCGTACTACCGAAAGAATTTTTCCCGAATCTGCGTCCATAGTGACGATATACGGCAGTTTGATACCTGTTGGCTCACCTGACTGATCCATGTCTTCAAACCCGTCAAGGTCAAGGTCAACATGGACTTCATATAGTGTAACCAGTTCATCAGAGTAGCCCGGGCGCAGTCCCTGAATTTCGTCAGCTTTTGCACGAACTGTTGTATCGCTTTCGTCAGCTTCACTTGGAGACAAGTCAACATCTCTATATATCCCCGCAACTTGTAGCTTCCGTATGTCGTTCTCTGTCATACGGAAGACATGTGTGTAACGCTCCGCAGTGCGTAAGTCAGAAGCAGCGTACGGAACAACTAAATCTTCAGCAGGTACAAACTTCGACACCGCACGTTTCTTAGTCTCGTCAAAGTATACCTTCTTGAAGGTAGAACCAGTAATTGGTAGGTAGAACAGCATCTGATCTGTGTCTTGATCAAACTCTTCCATTACCTCTGTAATTTGGTAGTTCATAAAATCTTTTACACGCTGGGCCTGATCTTCTAACTCGCGTGTCTGTGACCCTAGTATCTGTGTCTTTACAGGACCACCCGGTGGCAGCATCTCACGATAAGCCTGCGCCTGAAACTGAGTAACAGCTTCCGACATTAACGGATGAGTCACACCAGACGCACCCATGAATGGCTCGTTACGCTCTTCGTAGTTTATACCAAGAAGACCTAGTCCCTTTGCAATCGCTGACTCCCAGTCTTCACGAGATGACTTGTCTTCGTCAATCTTTGAACTAAGGTCCGAGGACAAAGCACCAAGATCCGAGTCGTCCAAGATCTCAGCTAAGTTAGCGTTGTGATCATAGACTTCAGTCTCTACTTCCATAGCCTGTTCGTCATCGACAACTAATTCAATATTGGGCGGAAGATCTGGTACGCTTGTATCAGGTACTTGAACCTCGGTCATTGCTTGTTCTTCAGTCATGCCGGGACCGCCGGGTCCCATAGCCATATCAACCATTTGTGGTGGTAGTGCCATTAAAATGTTCCCTTAAATCTTTGTGGACGTGCAATAGGACTGAAGCCCTTAACCATACCACCGCTGCTTTTTGTCTCAGGCTCTGGCTTTTTTGGGCTTATATATTTTTCCATAATATGATCATACGTTTTTCTATCGGTTTTTTTAAGCTCTTCAAGAGCCACACGAACAGCTTCACCGTGTGCTGCTTCACCCATGAATACCATTACATTACTTCCCTAGCCATAGATCCAATGCCAGATCTTACCATACCACCCGCTGCGCGTCTAATGGGACGTTGTGCTGCTTCTTTGGTTACAGGGTCTCTAAAATTTACTATGCGAAGTGGTGTTGCATAGTCAGTGGCTAGCTCATCCTTCTTCGCCTGTAAAGATCCTTTTTGATTGTCTGCACGTTCTACCGCAAGTCTGAGTTCCTCTCTTTTGTTGCTAATATCATTAACAACTCTCTGACTTTCCGAGTCGATCATATCTCCGTCTGTGCCCGTGCGGATGATACGTCTACGAACGCCGTTAGCATCAACTCTATATTCGTTGGGGTCGTTCTTTATCTCTTCCAACCGTGCTTCTAGTGCTTTTGTTTCTTTATCTAGCTGCGTTACCCTTGCTTCTGCTTGTTTTACCTGATCTTGAAGCGGTACCAGTTGTTCAGCTACATCAGCGTCGTTTGGATCAATACCCCGGACAGTGAACTGTGACTTATTATCACCTGTACCCGGATTCAAAAAGTTAATTGGGTTTGGATCTTGGCTGTTGTTGCGTAACTCAACTCTTGGCTGTTGATTTCCACCACCACTGTTTACAAATCCTTTAAGCGCCTTGTCTACAGCGTTTCCATAGTTTTTCTGGAAAGCCGGGTTCTCGGATCTGCCGGGTGCTGTAGATAGATACTTCGCATCAGGGAATATAACACCGTCCAAACCAAGCTGTTCAGCTTGTTTGATAGCTGATCTAGTAGCAAACTCATAGAACTGTGAGTCAGCTTTACTAGTGGCGTATGGAGTTGGTGCCTGAAACCCTCTGTTGCCGCCTGTATTTATCGCGTTGTTAGCTACCTCTTGTAGCTGCTGTAATACAACACCATCGGGTTCGTTCTGCACAGCGTTTTTATAATCTAGACTTGCTTGCAAAGCTTGACCAGCTATACCGTCTGCTTCATTCTGAGTGTTTGCTAATTTAGCTAAAACGTCATTACGCTGATTGTTGAAAAACACTGCTGGAACGTGTTCGACAACTTTTTCTAAAGCGTCTTCAAACAGATATTCGGAGTCAAAACTAAATGATGGCTCGTATCCTGTTTCTCCAGTCACTTCATCTTGCAACTCTTCAAGCGCAGGAGTGAATTTGTTTTTGTAAAAATCCCCCAGCTTACTTTTAAAATGCTCCACGGCTCTTGCTTCCAGCGCTCTAAACTCGTCGCTTTTAGATATATACCCCGAGTCTGGCATATTCGGTCTATGGCTAGCGACTTTTTCATCTAGTCTTTGTCGCAACCCGGCAGCAACATCTTCGGGTAAACTATCCACGGCATCCATAAACTCTTCTGAGTCAAATATCATTTTTTGACTCCCTATGTCCAAATACTCCTGACCGCTGTCCTGAACATAGGCGCGTAGTCTTGGTATAAACTGATCTATGTTACCATCAGTATCGTCAAAAGCAGCCAACACTACATCAGTAACTTTGCTAATATCAGTGTCAGACATGGTGCCCCCAGAACCAGCCTGTGCATCAACAGACGCTACAATTTGATCTCTTGCTGCATCAAGAAAGTCATCATACCTAGCTAAAGCGCTTGACTCTCCATCCCTGTAGTCACGCAAATAGTTGTAAATCGCTGCGTTGACATCGTCATTTTGATCAAGGTCATTTATGAAACGCATGCCGTGTTTGTACACACTAGTCATTTCATTATCTGTAGCTAACTCCCGAGTAGGCGTGAATTTTAAAATAGGGTCATTTTGAAGTCGATCAGCCTCGTCCTTATATTCTTTTATCTGCTTGATCAGTGTTTCGTTACGATCCAAGATTTCTGGCTTCATGGACTTCAGCTTCAGCATCTTTTCGTGCACTTCGTTTGTGTACGGTATCTTCACACGATTTGCTCCGCTATAAGCATTGAGCCTGTCTTCTAGCGTCTTAACGTAACCAGAACCAACTTTTGAACCACTGGAAATGTTTGACACTGCGTTTGACTGGATCTCGTTAACCCACAGATAACGTCTTCCGTTGTCATCATCCATGATTTGGAATCTTAAATGACCATAGTAACCCGGATAGTTATCATAGTAGCCGTGGTTAACGCCTCTGTCGTTTGGTCTAATCCTGCCGTATCCCGGCACATCTATTGTCGGCACTGAGTTACTGTACACAATAACACCGCGCTCTTGTCCCAACGCTCTGTCATCAGATCTATACTGTGAAGTGGTGTAGGGTAAATCACCAGTGAACGGGCCTTCAGTAACATCAGGCGCTAAAGGACCAGTACCACCTTCCAAGAACAGACGTTCAACCGTCTGCGGCACACGAGATTGTATCAGTGTACGCATTTCATCTATTGTGTACTTTTCATCTGGATTGGCGGTTAAAATGTTTTCCAGTTCCGAACCAGCTATCTCGCTTCTGCCGCCCGGTGTTTTGGTTTCATTGTTAAAGTGAGCCAGATAATCTCGTGCGGACAACTCACCGCTGGCAGTAAATCCCTTGCCCTTTGGATTCAGCACTAACTTTTCGAAACTAGTGGCAACTGGTGAGTAATGCATGACCGTTCCACCGAACTGATCAGGCATAGAACCGATAGAAATTGCGTTGTTAGCGTGTAACCCCGGTGCTTCATCTAGCGCACCAATACCCAACTGCACTGGTGGGTTTATGCCGTCGTTAAGTGGAGTCAAACTGGTTGACTGCATCAACGACAGCGGCATCGGTGGAATAGCTTCGTCACCTAAATCTACTCGTGCCTGTGCCTGTGGTGCGGCTCCATCATCACCCTGCAATTGCTGTGCAAATGCAGCTTCATCGGCTTCGTCAACAACGTCTTCAAATGTGATTGGGTCAAACTGATTGTTGTAAAGTGCAGCCTGATCTGGTGTAAGTTGTTCTAGTTCTGTACCTCTACGACCAGCCATCTCGTTACGGATTGCGTTAAGATTAATCCTGAACTGTGTATCAAATTCATCTGTCCCCAAACGAGTGTCAATAAGTTGTAGTCTCTGACCGGGGTCAGTGACCTGTTCCGCCAAGCTTGGATAGAATTGCTCAAACGAATCAGAGACCTGTTGATCGTTGAGTTCTAAAGCTTCTGCTGCACCCTCTAATCCTGCTTCAGATCGTTCCAGAAGATTTCTTCTATCCATCAATAACTGATAATTTTGACCAATCAAATCATGTTCAGCGACCAACTCATCTTCCGTTAGCCAACCAAACCGAGAGCGCTGATAGTTCAAGTTAGCCGCCGTGAATGTTTCGTTAGGACCTAGTATGTCACCAATGCCCCTAGCGACAGAGGACTCAGGTTCGCGGCTCAAGGCTTCACGCACTCTGCCATAAATTCTTTTGGCTGCTGGCGTTGCAGCTTGAACCACCTTTTCTCCAGCCGCGCCGCCGACTGCACCGATACCC